GAAATTATTTGCATCAGAATGATTGGTGATATAATCATCATAATTGTCAATTTTCAATGAAGATGTCGATGCGGCACCAACTCCGGCGTTAGCATTATTGAGAGTTGATCCGCCAGTTCTAACAACTTTAAGAACACCACCATATGAAAGATATGATGAAGCACTCATCCAGTACTCATATTGCGAATCTGTTGAAATTGGTTTACCAAACGTACTAATCAAATCTTGTTCGGTTGCAATATCAATTGGAAAATCAACAGGTCCGATTGGGAAAGGTCCAGCGATTGCGCCAATATTATCTAAAACATTATCAGCTCTTCCTACCGTTAAATCAACTTCCCTAGTAAGTACTCCGGGAGATAATTGAGGAGTCGCCATTTTTTTCTCCGTGAAATCTCAGTTTATCTAAAAAATATTTATTAAAAAGATACTTTACACAGGGGAAACCTGACGTGAATATCTACCAATCAGGATATTCCCAACTTATTCCTATTGGAACGCTCTTTTTACTTTCTATAATTCGCTTTATAGTGCATTCTTTACACTCATAAGAATAAGAAGATGCAACTGGTCCACGATCTTTTCTTGTCCTGTAAAATCCATCTATCAAGTTTTTCATTTCACCGCAGACTCTACATTTTCTATCTGCCAATAACAAATGCCCAAGTTTTATCTGCTTATCTAAATCCATTTACATATATTCCCACATATAAGCACGATCACCATATTCATCAACAAACCATCTATCTCCATCCACGTCAACAAAACTATTAGTGTCTAATCCATCAGATACAAATCCAAAAGGTGCCATATCCTGTTCAATTTGATTTTTTTGTTCTTCATATAAACGTTTTCTAACATCTTGATCGGTAAGTTCTTTAAAATAGTCTTGTGCAACTAACCAAGCATAGATAACCAGACACATTGCAAGGTCATCATTACATCCTTCCTCTGCCTCAAAAGAGTTGTGCTTCTGAATAAATGTGGTGAGTTCACTTATGATTTCATAATCGTTCAATATTAATTTACTTTCTTCGATCATTGTCTTGAGGTTTAGGCATCCCACCTTTTTGACGGTCTTGGACATCTTAACTCCAAGTTGAGTTTTCTTCCCAGAAAATCCTTGTCCAACAATTTGTCCAGCGCGACCGCGCATCGAACACATTAGTAAATTATTATACTCTAAATCATATTGAATGATGCTTGCTACTTGATCCCCCACATCATTAACTTCACATAAAACGTATGCATTATTATATGCTGTTGCCGTTTCATGAATAATACTTGGAAATAACATTGGTTTAATTTCGTTATTTCTATACTTTGCTACGACCTTATGTGGAAATTGTGTTATGTCTATGACAGTAAATGCTGAATAATCATTTCCTACGCCTCTAGCAACGTCTACAGTAATGAGATAATCATTATTTTCTACTGGGTCCCAATAAACATCTAAACCTGCGCTACGGGTCTTGGGGGCATCATAGACGAGGGTTCTGAGTTTTGATGGTGCGATGAGGGTGTCAACAGATCCAAGGAATTCGCACTCAAATTCAACTTTAAACTGCTGCTCAGAAGTGTTTGCAATAGTTTGTTTCTTCCATTCCTCATCTCTTCCAGGAACTTCACTCCAATGAACGTCTGTAAAGACATATTCATTTTTACCTTTTTCAGCATCATGCCACATGCGGTAAAAATGATTCATACCGTGTGGGGTGGAGACTATAATGACTTTAGTCTGTTTACCAGAAGTAATAGTAGGATATACAGATGCAAAAAATGAGTCTGCAATGTGATTTGGAACGAATGCAAATTCGTCCAAAAATAGAATGTTGAATGACATTCCTCGGACAGCGGATGCTGAAGTTGATGCCGCCAAAATCTTAGATCCATTTTCAAGTTCCAGGGAACCTTTGTTCCAAGAAATGATGCCTTGCTGCATCCACTTCGGAAGATTCTCATAAGCAGTCTGCAATCTATCCAATAACTCTCTTGCAGTTGCTGCCTTGTTCGCTAGAATACCTATGTTTACATTGTCGTTGAATACTGCATAATGCAACAAAAAAGACACCACAGTAGTAGACTTACCTGTCTGTCGCGGCATCTTACAGATATTGAATCTGTGATTATGAAAATTATTGATTAACTTTTCTTGGAAATGATATGGTTTGAAAGTTTGTAAACCATGATCCAGAGTTACAATTTTTACATAATTATTTGCAAAATAAACTGGATCATCTTTACACCTAACAAATTCAAGAATTTGCTCTTGGGTAAATTCAATAGGCGTATTAGCTTTTTTTAATAACGGATTACCAAGATAAACATCATTTGACATAATAAAAACCTACTTATTAATTACAATTCCAACGACGAAGTGCTTTGTTAATGTTGCTATCTGGATCTCTTGCGGTTTTTGCTGAAGTGAGCTTTGACTTCATTCCTTTCATACGACGACAGAAAGAAGCACGACGCTTTGCTCTCTTACCTTCAGGATTTTTTTCAGTAACTGCAGTTTGTAGTTTGGATCCTGGATTTTCTCTACGATAAGCAGCAACAGCGTCTTTGCTCAATCCCGCAGTTCTGTCTTGACGATTTACTTTTTGCCAGTCTTCGTCAAATTCGACTTGCTCTCCATATGGTTTTACATATGCTTTGTTTGGTCCTGGTTTTGCTGAACTTCCTCCCTGAGGTCCAAATACTTGGATTAATGGTTGTCCTGGTTGAATTTCTGATACTGAATGGTAAACAACCATTGATCCGGGATAAACTTTTTGCAATTCGTCATTGATATCTTTGCGACTTGGGAGTTTTGTTTGTGGGAAAAACATCTTTAAAGAGTAATATTTTCCTCTCCAAGAAAGAGTAACTGCAATTACATTTCCAGTTTGTGCTTGAAGTCTTGTTGCTTCATCCATTTGGGATTTAAATCCTTTAATTGGTTCTGGTTGAATCAGATCAATAACTTCTGCAAAAGTATTTCCCTCAGAATCTTCGATGGTTACATCCTCTGCCTTTACGCAGCGATTGTATTTTTTGCCAAAGAGTGTTTGAGTTCCTTTCTTTTTATATCCAGGCCAACACTTCATTTCGTCAATGATTTTGTCAACTAGTTTTTGTTCTTCCATCTCTCCACTTGCAACATAATCTGCGGCAGTGTCAATATAATCTGCTGCTTTAGTAATTTTTGATTGAACCCATGCTTCTAAATCACCTTCACCTTTACCAACTTTCATTTGAAGTCTTTTTACAGCATCAGCAATGGTTTTGAGTTCTGACCTTGCCATAGAATATTCGTGATCTTTAATAGAAACCTTATCCCATGCCTTTCCCCCATAAGAACATTCTGCCCTAGTTTCTCTTTTATCACATAATGGACAATATCTTTGTTCTTCAACTGCCTCAGATTTAGTTCCCCAATTATCAGCACCAACTTTGCGACACTTTACAAGTGCTCCAGAAGCATATGCACTTGGCCAAACACTATAACGAGACTTTACCTTGTGGTAACAAGCATCTTTTTTTCCGCTACCTTTACTTGGTTTATCCTTTGCTTCTTGCACTTCTATTTCTTCTTTCATTTTCTTTTTAGGTGAATCTGTAGAGACATACGTTGGTTTTGCGGCTCCTGTTTTTTGTTGCTGCCCAGGATCCTCCGCTTTTTTTCTTCTTGCTGCAGAAAGTCTTTCCGATTTAGTCATACTTGCCCTCTTTGCCGACGAAACGCACTTAGGAACTCCCTCTCCAGGTTCATCACTTGCACATGTTCCGCCAGTCACTACATTTACCCAACCAGATTTTCCATCCTTTGATTTAGATTTGCCAAACCAATCACGAAGACCTTCTTCAGTAATATCTTTAAATTTTTTATGATGCTTCTTAGCATCTGCCTCCATCTTTTTAAGACGAGTGTAGTAATCTGGGATCTCGTCTAGATGTTGAAGAGCAATATCTCTTGCCAAATCATGGTCTTTAGTATGCTCATGCTCAATAGGTTCGCCCATATCAAGTTGCTTTTGTATGAAAGAAACATCAAGACGATGTTTCTTTGCAATTTGCTCAACCGTTTTATGTGACTTAATCTTGGACATTACTCAACTGGTTTTGAACTAGTTTTCTCACCTTTTGCTCTTTTTTTTCTCGCTGCACAATGGGCACGTTGAGAAAATCCTTTTGGATTGGAGCAATTAATACTCTTTTTATATTTATTGCTCCAATCTTCTTGAAACTGTTTAAATGTTTTCATCTTGAGTTTGTTGCTTTAAAAGTTTTGCCAGTTCTGCTGTAGAACCAACAAACAATGCATTATTGACTGTGGTTGGACCTTTACTGACCTTCTCTTCCTCAATGTCTTTGAGTTTTTTCTGGAGATCCATTAACTTATCAGTAGCATCAGCCACATTCTTAATTAATTGCCCAGCAACTTCATATGCGCGAGGCATCTCACTTTCTTGAGCAAGTTCAAGAATTCCATTGATGGCTTCTTGTCCCTTTTCTATAAGAGAATAAAGATTTCCTCTTGTGTAGTCATAATCTTTTTTAATATCATCAACTGTAGATGCTATTTTTTCAATTTTTTCAATTTCACTCTTACTATCAACCGGTACTATTTCACCTTCAACATTAAAGGCATCGTTCAATTTATCAAATTTTTTTGTCATTTTCATAAATTGCTACCACTAAATCCAAAATCATCTCCATCTTCAATCAAAGTATT